ATATACATCTAACGTGTTATGTAGAGGCATGCCCATTAGTTTTATTTGATGTGCTCCTCCGTTTATTAAATTACGAACATGCGGACAATCATGACTATATTGCTTAGGTACGGTGTTTAAGTGTTTTTTAGCTAACCCAACTCGATTAATGTTTTTACCTACTCGCATGTGTGGGTTTAATAATTCTTCGCCTTGGTAATATTCAAAGAATGCTTTAAAGTTTTCTGTGTAAATTCTATCATAAGATGTAGAAATTAAATTTATTAAATCTCCAATAGCTTCAGTATTTCGCAGAACTTTAAAGGCTAAATTTTCAACGCTAAATTCACCTTCACGGGCTAAACCACGCTTGCGCATCTTAGATATTTTTTCTTTTAATTGCTTAGCTTTTTCATTTAGGTGTTTTGCTTCTTCTCCTCTTGTTGTAGCGATCTTTTCTTTAAGAATATTAATATCTGTTTCGATAGCTCTAGCTTTTTTAAATACATCTTTGACATCTATAGACGGTGGGTCATATGATGGTTCAGTAATCCATTTATCATCTTTTAAGGAATATAGACCAGAAGCGACATGAGGTTCATCCTTGTCTTGCATATACATTTCAACATCATGATCTCTGAGCTTTACATTATGTCGAAGATTCCATACAAATCTATCACCATCAAGAGCTTTTTTAACTAATTCTTCATCTTCGTTTATATCCTTGAAATCAATTAACACATGAACGTCTAAGTCAGAATACTCATTATAATTGTAGTTACTATTACTACCTGTTAAAGTAATATCATCTATCTCTACACCTTCTAAATCTAAATTGTGAATAAAATCATCGGTTATAGACAAAAGTTTCTCTCTTATATCTGGGTCAAATTTATTGTCCTCAGACCAAAATTTTTGATTTAGAGTGTTGTTGTAGAACCTCACACTTATATTTATTAAAAAAGCCCGAAGAGGGGTACTCAACGGGCTTTTTTATAGTTTAATTTTTGAGCAATTAAGCGCCTGGAATTGATCCAAGCTTTGTGTTTCCTACCTTATTGTTTTTAAGAGCGTGATCAACTGTATGATGTAAGGTTGATCCAGCGTCAACACCGTAACCACCTCCATCTTTTTGAACAGCACCACCAGCTGGGCGAAGCTTACCTACCTTATTTTTCTTCCCGTAATTAACTTCTTTCTTGAGAGTTGATCCAGCGTCAACACCGTAACCACCTCCATCTTTCATTGAAGCTTCTTCGTCCTCTTCTGGATACTCTTCGTCTTCAAACTCTGTATCAGTTACATCTGTAACATCGACGTCGATGTCAACCTCTGTTTCTTGTTGTGCTAAAGCTGTTCGTAAAATATCACAAAGTGTTTCTGCTAGTTCACCGGGAATGGAAACTGTGATTTCCTCTGGAACATCGCCTACTACCTCTTCGGTGTCAGTTTCAATTCCAAGGGCTTCAAGCTCTGTAACGTCTTCAGCATCTTCGCCAAAGTTCTCGTTAACCATTACCTTATTATAAAGTTTATCAAATACTGAAGTCTTGCTCATAAAATTATTTAGGCCAGCGCGTGCAATTTTCTCGTGTTCTGCTAAAAATTCTTCGTCTTCTTCATCATCATGATGTTTTTTACCTTTTTTCTTATCCTTTGCAGCTTTCTTCATTGACTCTTTTTTATTACCGTCTTTATCAATATCAATATAATCTGGCTTCTCCTCATCTTCTTCATCTTCTTCCGGAGCTCCTACTCTACCGGAATATGCTACTTGACCGTAAGTTGGGCCAGTTGGCTCTGGGCAATTATTGTTTAAGCCTGGGTCGTTACCATCACCATAAGTTAACCCACCGATATTGTAAATATTATCCTCTTTATCTTTATCTGATAATTTAGTAATATCAATCTTAGATGGTCTAAAACCTCCCTCTTCTTCAGGGCCCCCACTTTCTAATGGAGCTTCACCAATTTTACCTGGTTCAACCTCTTCGCTGACAACTACGTTATTAAGCACATCTCCGTATGCTTCACCTAATGATATCAAGTCTTTCTTTTTTGACATGTAATTATTTATGCTACCTACTAAATATTTCTGTGGCTAGACAAGATAATATGTTTTATATGGGCAATCACAACCTGCCTAATGTTAATTGGAAAGGTGAGTATACTAAACAACAGGTACGTGATCTAAAAAAGGCGAGCAAAAATATTTTATATTTTGCAGAAAATTTCTTTCACATTATTAATTTAGATAGAGGACGTGAAAAGATAAAGCTTTATAAACCTCAAAAACGTTCTTTGAGATTGATGAGAGATAATAGGTTCTTTTGCTTATTAGCTTCTAGACAGATTGGTAAGTCCACTATGATGACCATATACATATTATGGCAAGCTTGCTTTAATAATGATCAGCGTATACTTTTAGTAGCAAACAAAGAGGCTACTGCTATTGAAATTTTTCAAAGAGTAAGAATGGCATATGAAGAGCTTCCAAACTGGTTAAAACCGCCTGTTAAAGAGTATGCTAAGACCTCCATGACGCTAGAAAATGGAAGTCGAATTGGTATTACAACTACTACTGGCACAGCTGCTCGTGGTCAATCTGTTAACTGTCTAGTAATCGACGAGATGGCTTTTATTGAATCTCATTTAGTAGAAGAATTTTGGAAGTCAGTTTTTCCAATTATTACCTCTTCAAAAAATTCTAAAGTATTTGTATGCTCTACAGCTAACGGTACTGATAATTTATTCTATAAATTATATCACGGAGCTATAGAAGGTGAAAACGGCTGGGCTCATGACAAGATAAAGTGGGATGAAATTCCTGGTAGGGATGAGACTTGGGCACAGGCTACAAAAACTGCTATTGGTTCAGCAGATGCTTGGTTGCAAGAATTCGAATGTGAATTTATCCATTCTGGTGAATCAACTCTCGATGATGAGTTATTCGAAGAAATGATGTCTAAAGTATCTAAGCCAAAAATTATATTAGATGATGGTCATTATAAACTTTGGGAAGAACCTGACGACAGTAAATTATATGTTGCAGGGGTAGATATATCAGAAGGAGTCGGTATTGATTCGTCTGTTATTCAGATTTTAGATATTACGGATATCAAAGAAATTAAACAAGTAGCCGTATATAGAAACAATAAAATACCTCCGTTAGAATTTACTAATAGATTATATAAAATATTACGTAACTGGGGGTCTCCCTTAGCTCTCATAGAGAGAAACAATTGTGGCGCACAAGTAGTGGATAGGTTAGCTGTTGATTTAGGGTATGAAAAAATAGTATCGTATGGAAATAAGAACGCCCATCGTCGAAACGTAATGAGAGGTATGATTGCTCATACTAATACAAAATATAAAGGTGTATTAAACATGCGTTACTTTATGAACGAAGTGCGTGTTGTAAACATTAATGAAGAAGAAACTGTAACTGAATTAAGAAACTTTGTAAGATACCCAAACGGTACCTGGAAAGCAAGAGCAGGTTTTCATGATGATAGAGTAATGGCTATGTTATATGGGTTGTTTATACTTGAAAAAGAAATAACAGAGCGGTTCTTTGAAATAGTTGAAGTTGATGATATGGGTAAACCGTCTGTAATAGAACCAATGGATTTTGGTGTAGAATATTTTGAGGATCCAACGTCTATATATTTAGATGATGATATCGTAGGTAATAATAACCATGAAATGAATGCGCTTGTATGGGGCATGGGTGAGGAAGTTATATCAGATATGGATGAGCTACAATCTTTTGGTTATAAGTTATTAGGTGAAACTCCACCTGATAACTGGACAGGTGAACGCGTTAATTACCGGCGCTAATAAATATATTATATGGCATACAACACCATGCAGCAATCGGTGCTCAATAAATCAAGAGCTGATAAGTTCTTGCTTGTTTTTGATATACCACCT